TGTGCTGCGTCTGCACATTCGATAACCGCACTAAGTTGCGGATATCCCACTCCAGTCTGTATCCTAGTAGTGCATACGCTACCAGGACCAATACCAACTTTAACAATATCAGCGCCATTTAAGATTAACTCCTGTGTTTGATCTGCAGTAACTACATTACCTGCAATAATTACAAGAAAAGGATAATGTTCTCTAAGAAACTTAATAAACTGCACAAAACGCTCACTATATCCGTTTGCCACATCCACACAAAGATATTTCAGATTTCTTTGAGTTTTGTTATAAACTTGAGCAAGCTTTTCTTTGTCAGCTTTTGTAATGCCAATACTCATGGCAACAAATTCTGTTCGTAAGTCAACTCTTGGATTAAAAAAATCTATAAGTTCTTCGGCGCTATATGTCTTAACAAGACAAGTAAACATATTATAATGCTCACTTAATTCATCAGCCATTTCCATAGTACCAACACCGTCCATATTAGCTGCCATGATAGGAACACCATCATAATCATATGAACTTTCTCTAGCCCCACCCAAATTAGCAAAAGTAAACTTTCTATTTAAATCTACTTCTTTACGTGATCCGAGTGTGCTTCTTTTAGGTCTAATTAAAACATCACTATAATCAAGTTTTAATTCATTATCCAAAATCATTCTATGTAAACTCCACGTTAGCCATTATTTCAGTCATACAGGCTACTACGTTTAATTCATGATCTGCAACAAAAGCATTTTTATATTGATAATCAGCTAAGATAAGAACAAGTGCTGGTATAGATTGTGGCTTTATATGATCTGTCATTCTATCATATATACCACGGAAGATTGATGATGCATCTGTATCAATATTATTTACAACCCATGATCGCATTTTCTTAAAGTCTTTATTCTTAAGAAAATCCATAAGACTCTTATAAGATTGATCGCCAATATTGATAAGAATACCAGAATCAATTTTTCCACCAATGGAATATCTTTGGACTTCATTTAGAATACGTCTCCAATCTGGACCATATTTCATAATGAGCTCAGCTAAAATTTTATTTTCAAATTCTACATTTTCTTTCTTTAAAATGGTTTGAAGTCGAGATAGCATTTGAGCAGCCAAAGGGGCCATATCTTTTTTAGATGTATTAAACTCATAAACAGAACATCTCGAATGAAGTGGTTCAATAATTCTATTCTTAAAATTACAAGTAAGAATAAATCTACAATTATTTGAAAATTCTTCTATGAATCCCCGCAAAGCAGGTTGGGTGCTCTGGGGGTTCAAATAATCAGCCTCATCGAGAATGACTACTTTATACCCGCCTTGCAGGGAAACAGAAGAAGCAAATTGTTTTATCTTAGTTCTAAGAGTATCAATATTGCCTTCTTCTGAACCGTTAACTAAAATGTAATCAAGTTCTAATTCATTACATAATGCTTTAGCTACAGTTGTTTTACCAAGACCGGCAGTCCCAGAAAAAAGCATATTAGGCAATTCACCGGACTTGATAATATTTTGAAAAATAGTTTTTAGATTAGGTGTTAGGATAGTATCTTCAATAGTTGCTGGGCGATATTTTTCTACCCACAAAAAATCACTGTTCATAATATAATAATATCCTTAAATATTAATCTTCGGCTTGTTCTTGTTTCCAATTTTCTACAACTTGCACACCTTGTGTACACTGGTCACGTAGGTTACCAATAGTAGACAATTCTTCTCCACGAAAACCGCCACGTTGTGTAATAGTATCAATAATAGCAATTGAACTACGGGCAATTTGATTCAAAAGTTCCATTGCTCGTTTTTGATCTTCTTTATCAGACATTTATTATTCTCCGTATGTTGATGTCTTTTCAAGGGCAATCCAGTACATAAGATCACCAGTACTTTTAGTAAATTTAGAAATTAGTTTTGAAGAAATTTCTACTTCATAATCTCCTTGATCAATTTTTAAATTAGAAATATTAAAAATAAAATTGTATTTATCAGTGTTAGAACTACCTTCCACATCAATAGAAAAACTATTTGCAGTAGCATTTTCACCTGATGTAACAACTAAACTTACACTTGATCCACTAGGTCTCACATGTAATTCACCATGACCAAGAGCAGATGCTGCTCTTTTTACTTTATTTAAAGTATCTCCGTCAAGAGTAAACCTTATATCTGTATCTGGCATTTTTACTTCTTTTGAAGGAGAAGTTAATATTTCAGTATCAGAATAAAAATATTTTATCTTTGATCTTCCAGTAGAATCTCCAATAATAACATAATCTTGTTCAAAATTAAGCCGTGGCGAATCTACCAAACCAAGGACACCCAAAAATTCATTTAGATCATAAATACCAAATGTTCTTGGAAAGGTTTCCTTAATTTCAGCCTTAGAAAGAATATTTTTTGCTTCAGAGATAGTTTGAAGTGTATTGCCTTCATTAATAACTAAATTTGAATTTATTGAAGCATAATTCTTTAACACCGAAAGTGTTGATTCACTAAGTTCCATTATAATTTTTCTCCATTTCATAAAACATAGCTAATTATATCATATTTTTCTAATATAGTAAACAATTATTTTCCATATCTATCAATTAATTTTTCTAACATATTAGGTATATCATTATTAATACTATAACCTATATCTATTGCAGTCTTTACTGTTTTACGAGTAAAATCTAAAGCATATCTATTACCATTAGTATCCATACCAGTGTTGATTAAATAAACATTACATTCGTGTTTCCGAACCTTTTTCATTAATAAATCACTATACTCTTTTACTGCTCTCGGCATAAATGGTGATCCATAGCATGGGCTAAATAATGGTTTTATTTCTTCAGATCCTGCTTCAGTACCTGGCATTTGACTGGTATAACCCGTTTCAAAGAAACGCTTTACTGCCTTATCATCAATCTTAGATACTGGTGGAAAGGTACCAGTTGCATCCATAGTTAAGAAAAATATATTATCTGGGTGACCAAAATCTTCATTACTATAATATGCATTTTCAACAGAAGTTATAGGATAACTTAATCTAGCATTTGATACACCAGGATTTTCTATTACTAAACATTCTTTTTTTCTAGCATCTTCAACAGCATAAAAAATAGTATGATGAGTTTCTGGAGTCAGACCTTCACTTTTAGCATAGCAGCCCGTTTCTACCATATGAATGCCAGTATCATCCCAGTAAACTTCATCATCACTAATTAGTTTATATTCTGGATCACTACTTAATGTGGTTTTACCAGTACCACTTAATCCAAACATAAGATTAGTTGTATCATTATATGTAAATGCACTACAATGCATAGGTAGAATATCTTTTTCTGGTAATTCAAAACTAATAATACCAAAGATACCTTTTTTAATTTCTCCTAAAAATGTAGTACCACAAATTAACATAACATGTTCATCTAAATTAACATAGATATATGGTTTATCAACTACCATTTCCGTATTATGAATAATTGTCCAATCGGCAGTGTATTGTAAAGGATTATCTACTACTGGAAACATATTACGAACAAACTGTGCGTGTCTATCATCATTAGTTTCTACACGAAAACATAAACCGGCAGTATAAAATACAAGATTGTGAGAATAGTCCATAAGATCCATTCTCATACGCATTACTTCATAATCTTCTAAATTTCCAATTTTATTATATTTGGGTCTAGTTAAATCAAGATGTTTTGTTTTTTCTCCTAAAAAATATTTATTTTCTGGGCTTCTACCTGTAGGTTTGGTTGTTATTTCAATATTTGGCATTATGCCACCATCTTACTGAAGTTTTTCTCTTTTCTAAACTCCAGCTTTTCTTCAAATTTTCCATCAAGTATTTCTCCTTTATGAGATATAACAAAAACATTTGTATCATCATCAAGAGTATGTAGGATTTTCATAAGATTATCTACACCATCATGATCTAAAGATGAATCAAAAGTTTCATCTAATATAAGTAAATTAGTGGCTACAGAATTTTTCATTTTGGCTATCATGCGCCAAGTAAATAATAATGCAAGATCTATTCTTTGTTTTTCTCCTTCAGAAAAAGAATCATATGAAAAAGCATCTCTATGACGGGATCTAATAGTTTCTTGGAAACTTTCATCTAAATTAAAATGAACAAAGAAATCAAGAACTTGAAGATATTGATTCACGAGTTTATTGATAACAGGTATGTATTGTTTAATGACTTTAGTTTTAATACCCGTATCTTTAAGCATTTCTGCCATAACATTATTATAAGAATATTCTTCATTAAGTTCTAATTTAAATTCCATTAAATTATTTCTTTCTTCAATCATATTATTAAGTTCTTCGTTGGCTTCACCTATATCGCCTTCTCTGGAACTTAATCTTTCAATATCCTTATTTAAACTTTGTATTTGAGAAAGTAAAGATTCTATGGTTTGATTATTACCATTTATCTTAGATTGAAAATCACGAATTTTTTCTGTTTGTATATTCCAATATTCCAATCTTTCTGTTAATTCTTTATTTTTTTCTTCAAGTAAATCCATCTGTTTTTTGATATCAAGTGCATTATGTTTACACTCTTCAATCTTTTTTGATTTAAGTTCTGGATCTATGACTTGCGAACACGTCGGGCAGTTATCATTCTTTTCATAAAATTTCGATTCTTTAACAATTGACTTAATGGTTGATGTCGCAGTAGCCTTATCGTGCAGAATGGACTGTTTCTCATCATTGGCTTCTTTAAGTGCATCTCTTGTGTTTTCGGCAGAGTCTTGAATAAAACTCGAAAATTCGGCATTTGAATGGTGTAATCCTTCGATGTTCTTTTGTACTTCGGATATTTTTTCTTTTTTATCATTAATCTCATCCTCATTTATTTGAGTTATATCTCTGATATATTTTCTCTGAGATTCTAGTTTGTTATTTAATATATCTAATTGATATGAATTATCTTTTAACTTTTCTTTTAAAATACTATTTTTTTCTTTTATGAGAATGTTCATCTTTGAAAAAACATTAATGTCCAGAAGATCCTCAATTACATCTCTCCTATGTTGTGCAGGGAGTTGCATGAAAGGAATAAAGGAAGAGGAACCAAGCACAACAATTTGATGAAAGCTTTTATGATTAAGCTTAATAATGTTTTGTTCAAGGATCTTCTGGTACTCCTTGGCATGAGAAGATTGATTAATCATCTCACCATTTTTCCATATTTCAAATATTTGCGGTTTAATACCACGAACAACTTTAAAAATAGACTTTCCTATAATAAATTCTACTTCTACAATACTATCTTTATTATTAATTGTATTAACCAATTGTGGTTTATTAATATTACGATGAGGCTTGCCAAACAAAGCAAAAGAAAGAGCATCAAGAATTGTTGACTTTCCGGCACCATTCTGCCCTACTATAAGAGTGGATTTTGATTTATTAAGACTAATATTTGTCCAATTATTACCTGTCGATAAAAAGTTTTTATATCGAATAGATTTAAAAATAATCATTATCTCTGCCTTATTTCTTTTTTAGATTTTTGTCTATCTTTTTTCTTGGCAGCTTTCTTAAAAGCTTTTTCCCATTTCTTTGATAAACAGCTTATCTTTTCACGTTTTGGCATTAAACTATTTCCATAGACTGTGCTTCTGTTAAAAGTTTTCTCATATTTACTTTTATTTTATCTTTATCAAGATCAGTTTCAACTGCATCAACATAACTATCTAATAGCATTTCGGTGTCCTCTAAAGAGATATTTTCATCTTCAACATTTTCTCCGATAAACTCATTAAAGTTTTCTGCAATTTTTAATTCATGAATCTTTCTATTTTGTATTCTATCAATAAAACGGTCAAATGTAAAGAGGTCAGATTTATTAATTACAACTATTTTTACAAATTTATAATCTAAATGATCTACATTATATTCTGAATAATTCCTTTTTGAATCATCATATATTATTTTTTCAAATAAAGTATATGGATTTCTAATAGCTTCCATTTCTCTTGTTTCGGTATCTATTACATGAAAATATTTAGGATCATGAGCATCTGACCAGAAAAATTCCATTTGTGTTCCTAAATAAATTACATTATCTTTATGTGATTTAGTATGGAAATGACCAGATAAAACTTTTTCAAATCTTGAAAAAACAGAGTGATCCATACCATGTTTATTTACAACTCCTCTCATAAGATCAAATCCTGTTAATTCAAGATGCCCGCCCAGCCAATCAGCTTTACAGTTTTTAATAAATTCCATAGATTTATCATAATTCTCTTGGGTAATCCAGGGTAACATTGCAATTTTAAGTGAGCCGTATTCAAGAACACGTGGGTCCATAATAATATTAATTTCGTTCATAAAATGGCCGAGTAGTTCTTTTAGGCTATTTAAATCGTTTGTATTTTTATAATAGGTATCATGATTACCAGGTATAATATCCATAGTCATACCATAATCACGTAGATGTGATAAAAAATGTTTCCTATTATGATTTAACGCCCTAAAATTAACAAATTTACGATGATCATAATAATCACCAAGATGAATAATTTGCTTAATATCATTTTCTTTACAATATGGGAAAAAGATGTTTTCATAAAAATCTGCTGCATTATTTAAAAACACATCAGAACTATTCCTGATACCGCAATGAGTATCATTTAATACTGCTATTTTCATTTATATATTATTCCAAAAAATCCGATAAATCAGAGTCTACATTAATTGCTCTTTTCTTTTTATTTTTTATTTTCTTTGAAAAGGTTTTAATTTCTGTATCATAAGCTTTTACTTTATCAATTCTATCTTTTAATGTATCTATAAAGTGATTAGCCACTTGAGATGATGGGTCTGTTGTACCAAGTTCTGTTACTAGGAAAGCATCAATTCCTGATTGTGCTAAATATTTTTCTTTAATATCTTGTTGTTTCTTTTCTTTTGTAATTCTTCGTAAAAAAGCATACCATATAATTTGAGTGAAATAAGCAAAAGCATTTGGTTTACCTGATCTTGTTGTTGCATTTATATCATAATTTTCTATTGCTTTTAAACAGTTTTCAACTGCATCCATTACCATTTCTTCACGATATGTATATCTAATAAAATTGGATTTATGGGATAAATTTTCAGCAATTTGTAAAAAGCTTTTAGCTATATAATCTGGGACAACAGGCAAAGTTTCATTGCTTTCCTTTGCCACAGTAACTTTTTTAACATAATCAACAATAGCCAGAGAAAATTCTGAATTATTAATATAGTGTACGTTTTTTGTTTTCTTTACCATAAATATAAACCTTTTACCTATATATTATAAACTAATACAAGATGGCTGTAAACAACTAATTTATTTAAAATTGCGATATTTTTTTGTTTACAGCTACCCGAATCTAGTATATAATAAAAGAGTACTTAGTTGAGGATAGGGAATACTAATGTAATTTAGTTTTATCCACAAAATTGAATTTTAATACATTATCAGATTCTGAATCGTGTTTTACTGTAATCTGATCTTTTACTTCTTTAGTTGAAGCTTGGATTATATTATCTTGTTTTTCATTTCGTGCTTCATTAATTTTTTCTATAGCATTTTCATATTGTTCTAAAATTTCTTTGGATGGAATTGTAGCGGCAAGTAAATGATATAAATTAATTGTTACGAAATGATCAGGTTCTTCTACATATGTCATCCAAGGTTTAAACATATAATAACTTCTTTCTACATCTAAATCAATTCTTGCTATTCTAAAAGCACAGCGAACAACAATATCTTCTTCGAGTTCTTCCATTATTTCGCAAATAATTTCCGAACCATCTGAAAGTTTTATTTGTTTAACGTTGTTTATGTCAATCATATTGGAACCTTATAGAATTTAAAATTAAATTTTTCTTTTTTATAAATTTTTAATCTTTCTTCGCTATGCAAAAGTGCATAATTTTTTCTCGATTTATATTTAAAATCGTCAGCTATATCATAGAGTCTAGTATTTGATCCATCTTCCGATTTCCGAAGTCCCCTACCAATAGACTGTAGGACCTTGATTTGTGACTTTGAAGGACTTGCAAAAATAATATTGTGCAAATTCCGTATGTTAATGCCAGTACTAAAAGTACCAAGACTAGCAACAATGATAGCATCTTTTTGTCCTTCTGTTATTTTTCTAATAGCTTCTCTATCAGAAGTTTCAGTAGCACCACTTACAAAAAATACTTTTCTACCTTCTTTAGCTTTAGTATTTATTAAATCAAAAAGAGGTTTTCCATGTTTTTCAACAAACTGAAATAAAACTAATGTATTACCTTTTTGATCTAAAGCAAGATTCCTTATAAACTTATTTCTTTGTTCATATTTAACAATATAGTCTATTTCATCTTGATATTGTAATCCTACTATTTGTTTTTTAATTTCTTCGCTATACTGAAGTTGTATCATAAAAATTTCTAAATCTGCAAGTGTCTGATTATCTTGTAGAGTCTTGGTTGTAGTAACTTTCATTACCTTGCCAAAAAGACCTTCTAATACAAGTTGATGAGTTTGTGTTCCATCTAATGTGCCTGTAGTACCAAATCTATATTCAGCAAGTCTACATTTATTCATTATATTTGTAAGAGATTTTGATTTAAATCCATGACATTCATCTCCTAAAACCATACCAAACTGATCAAACCAGGCAGCTGGCATTTTATATATTGATTGCCATGTACTTATACAAATAGCACTTTCAAAATCTTTATCTTTACCAGAGTATATTTTATGCATACCTTCTGGTTTTTGTCCATAATCTATAAAATCACCATACATTTGTTCTACTAAAGATGTTGTCGGAACAATGATTAATACTCTTCCCGCTCTTGGATATTTCCAACCATCTGTTAGCATTTGTAACCAATATTTAGATAAACAATATAAAATTAAAGATTTTCCAGATCCTGTAGGAGATAAAAGTATTGATCTTTTTCTTTTTAATCCTTCGCATATTGCATTAAATTGGTAATCTCTAATAGAAATAGATTCACCTTTACTTTTTAGATTAAGATTTTTTATAAAATTCATTATATCATTTGGATTTATTTCATTATATGATTCAGGTAATCCAAATTGGCTTTCTTCATATTCTAATTGATAATTTCTTTTTTCACAAAAATCTTTTACATAAGATATAAGACCACAAGAAAGTTCACAATTATTTACATTAAATAATCTTATTTTGCCGTCCCATACCTTATTTTTATATAAAGGCATAAATTTATAACCAGGAACAAAGAAAGAAAAATAATCAGATAATTCTTGAGCAATACCCCAATCACATCCAATAATCATATTTGCATGATCTTTCTTTTGTATTTTAACTATATCCACTAAAAACCACCAGCCTCAAATTGTTTCCATTTTATAATATTACTTATTGTCTGGTGTTTCCAATTAATATTAGAAACAATTTCTGTTAAAGTTTCAACTAAAGTTTTATAATAAGTAATCTTTTCTTCACTTGCTTGTATATCTATATCTGAATCATAAATGTGATTCATATCACCTTTCATAACTTTAACACCATTATATGGATCATAATCCCAACCTCTTTCATCCATTTCTTCTTGTGACATTTTATTTGTATAATAAAGCCATTTATCTTTAAGTAGAATTTTTTGATTTAGTTCAGTTTTTTTCAATTGTAATTTTGCTATTGAAAGATACTGTAAATATTTTGAATGAAGTTTTGCTATTTGTATAGATGATCTATCTAAGTGGTGTTCATCTATTTCACTATCTTTTGACCATTCATTAAGTATGTTTTCAAGATTCAACACATATGTCTCCATAATAAATTTTATTAATAGTATCTATACTAATTCAAAATATGATACTTTGAAGTTTACTGGAAATGTAACCACTGGTGTTTCAGTAGCGGCTGCTTCCAATAAAAGAGTTCCTATATTTGTTACTACACAATCTATATATCTAATTTTTTTAATTACATTATTATGACTGCTTAATATAGAAAGTGTTATATCTACCACATTTTGATCTTCAGCTAAAATTTTATCTCGACTTCTTGTAGGAGTCACAACAAGACTTTCTAACCAATTATAAACTTCTGTATAACTTGTCATATTTTCATCTACAAGAACATCAAATGCTAAATCATCAACACCAAGAGTATCTCCGGGTATAGAAATACTTTGCAAACGGCTATAAGGTACTATAGGAGCCGTAACATTTACCCCAGGATGTACAACTCTTTGTGCAAAAAATTCCAAATTACCATAATTTTTTCTGTCAATAACAACTTTAAAGTTGCTAGGTTGTAGAAAATTAAAATTTTCAGTAAGATCAGCCATATCAATCTCCGTTGAAGTTATATCTATTTATATTAATAAAAAGTGTATTTTAGGGGTTTACAAATACCAATTTTTAGTATATCTTGTAAGAGTAAATAGAATCGGAGAAACTAATGACACAGTTTGATAAATCAAAGTTTACATATTACGGTGGGTATCTTGAATACACAGGTACATATGAAGGTCAACCTACCTGGGATCAAGTTGTTCCTAACTGCCACCCATCACGTGTAGGTATGCCAAAAGAACTATTTATTGCTCGGTTCAAATATAAAGGGCCAATTACAAAAGCAAAATTTGTAAAAGAACTTTGTAAATCATTTACTGTTGAAGAATATGTTGAAGCACGTAAACAAGACGGTATCAATGGCTCACCTCTTAAAATTTTAGAAAATAAAAATCCTAAGTGGGCAGAAAAGATTATGTCAGACTGGTTAAAGAAGATATCATAAAAAAAGCCCCACGAATGGAGCTTAGTTGGGAGGGTTAAACCCCTCCCTTTTTTATTAATAATCTTATGCGTTAAGGATGTTATCCACGCGGAAGATGCGGTAGTACTGGTTAGACTTCGCTGCAGCAAGACCATTTGAAGGTGTTAAACCAACAAATGGGTTTGATACCATGCCGTAACGAGTTTTAAACCCGATTTTTGGCTGGAAGTCATTTTCACCCACTGCACGTACCATTGTAAGCGGTACATATGGGCAATAGAATACACCGGCATCATAAGCATTAGTACCTTTATAACCTACGGTTACATAGTCGGTTGTTGCATATGGGTCGATATATACACGAGTACGTCCGTTAAGAACACCTGCAAATGTGTTTCCTGTGTCATCTACGTTCAGGTTTGTTGACATTGCCGGAGCATAGTCAAGCATACCTGTTGCTGACAAGCAAGAAGCTACGTCTGAAGATGTAATGATGAAGTTACCACGGCCTCTCCGAGTTTCTTTAGCAATAGTATTTGCTTCACGCTCGATTTGTACCATAAGACCTTTGAACTTCTCTACTGACCAACGACCGTCTGCATCATTTGCAAGATCGAATACGCCGTTAAGTGCAGTTTGTGATGTAGAAGCACCAGTTTTAGCTTGTGAGTTGATTGTGCGAATTACTTCACGGTTAATTTCCGCAAGAATTTCAGTTGACAGAATATTTGCCAGCTCTGATTCTGCATCAAGACCATGAATCGCTTTCAAGTCTTGTGCAAGCTCAAGGCTGTACTCTGCTTTCAACGCACGTGTTTTCGCTGAAACAGTTGCTTT